GATACAAGGAATCATAGGAATATTTTTTATGTATAAATGTCTATCATATCCTGGGATTAATATATGGTTATGTTTAATAGCAGGAATAACAATCGTTTGCATATTATTGATATCTGCAATATTATTGACTAATGGTTTAAATGATTTCTATTATGATATTGGGAATCTAGACGTTTCTATTAAAAGTCTTACAAGTGAGATAAAAAAGAAAGGTATTTAGATGAGAATCTATAAAAGAAAATTTTATATCTCAAAAGCTATTATTGTTATATCTATGTATTTTCTAGTTACATCTATAGTATCAATAATTAATCCATTTTTCTGGATCCCGTTGTTATTTATCAGGTTTTCTCATAATATAGCTATAGGTATATCTATGTTTGCATATTTATTTTCTATGTTGTTTATATTACTTGTTGGGGATGATGAGGAGCACGTTAGTTATTTAAAAGATTTGATAATACCAACTATTGAAAAATGTTCTAGAAAGAAATTTACACTAGATACGATAAGGATTTATAATGACAGTAGGAGATAATGTATATATATTGGATTTAGAAAGTGGTTGTAGATATCCAAAGATAATAAATAGAAAGATTTCTAATTTTCTGGACGCATCAATAAGTAGCGTTCCTTTTTATACTGAGGAAGCACTTGTAATATCTCTAAAAAATTATATCTATAATGATGAACATATAAAAGTTCATATCATCCATAGATATTACAGTGCATTTAAAATTTGTCCAGATGAGATTTATTTTTATTATTTAAAAGGAATTATAAAAGGTTTAGATAGAACATTTATAAATACAGAAGACAAAGGAAGTTTTCCAATAGACCTAGTTTCATACGATAAAGAACCATTGGAAAAACTTAAAAGATTTTCAAAAAAATTATGTTTAGAAGATTTTACTATATATAAATATATAGAGAAAACATTGAGATAATTTGAATGGGAGGTTATAGTGCCATATATAAAAAATGATAAAAGGTGGAAATTTTATGATCTTATAGATGAATTAGTAGAAGAGATTGAGAACGTTGGGGATCTTGATTATTGTATAACTCAAATATGTGAGAAATTTATGTTAAATAATGGAGGGGTCAAATTCGAAAATATGGCAAAAATAGCTGGTACAGTATTATTTGTCATATTAGAAAATTATAGGAGAATTACTTCTCCGTATGAAGATTTTAAAAAGACAAGCAACGGCGATGTTTATAAGGAGATAGATTATGAAAAAGGAAATAAAAAAGAAAAAGTTAAATAAACTATCTAAAAAAGAATTATCTGAAAAGATATATACTCTGAAACAAAAACATGATGATTCTTTATATTTGAAACATCTTAAAGATTTATTGGAAACATCTTCTAATAGAGGTGTTTAAAAAATGAGAATTTTAAAATTATTTCATCTGTTTATAATAGATAAAAAGTTAGTTGTTATCTCATATTCAAAGATGAATAAAATTAAAGAAGATATGAGAATTAATGGTAGATTTAGCTCTATATCTAAATTTCTAAAAGAAAGATCTTCTAGAACTGGATCTGATATAGCCAATAAAATAATTAGAAAATATAAATTCCCAGACAAAGATTATTTTCAACTGATATCTAAATACGGAAATGGGTGGGTTATAAGTCTGTTGAGAGCTAATAAATGGGAGTATAAAGAAATAGATGAATATATTGATGTTTTACATAAAACATTTGATTAGGGTTAGGAGTATTAAGTGATAGATTTAACTAAAGATAATTTTAAAGATGAGACAAAGGATGGATTGGTATTACTGGATTTCTGGGCCGCATGGTGTTCACCATGTAAAGCATTAGAACCAATATTGAGAAAAACTTTTGATAAAGTAATAAAGATAGGAAAAGTTAATATAGATATTGAACAGTCACTAGCTGTTAAATTTAATGTTAAGGCTATACCAACAATGGTAATATTAAACAATGGTGTTGAGATAAAAAGGTTTGTAGGTAATCAAAATCTGTCTCTTGTAATGGAATTTATAAAGAGTATTAACAAACTTAGATAGCTCTACTATATATATTAATATTAAATGATAACATATTTATTAACTTTTTAACTGGAAGGGGTACATAAAATGAAGTCATTTGATACAGTATTAGAAACAGCAAAGAGTTTTGGACCAGTAGGGTTGGCAGTAGTTGGTGTTGTTATCGTTGGTGTAGTAGTTTATAAAAAGTTTAAAAAGAGAATATTGATAACTGTTAACGATGTAACACCTAACTGTGCCCACACATCACCAACTTCAGATCCAACTCCTGTAGAAGGATCAAAAATAAATATTACTTTGAAAAATAAATTATCAAAACCGGCTGCTGTTACATTTCATTTCAAATGTGGAGACATAAGATCCAAAAAGTTCTATACAATTCTTTCACCAAAAGAAGAGAAGACAATGGATGTGTTTGATAACCTATATGTTGAGAATGATAAGCTTGTCTTCATCGTGGATAAGGTAAAAATTGCCAGCAAATAAAAAAGTATAAGGGGATAGGATATCATAATCCTATCCCCAAACTATTATAACGTATTTTTATGTACTTTTAATCGTCTTAAATTTTTTTGCCATTGGTCTTTTAAATCTACGAATAATAATATACCACTATCTAATTCTTTTATAGCATAAGGATCATCTATAAATTGTTTTTTACCATTTTCCAATATTTCTATACCAATATCAAAAGATTTTAATATCCCTATATTCATACATATCTGATATTCTAAAAATGTTTTTTTGCTAAACCTTGCTATTAACTTATACAGAATCCCCTTTCCACAAACTCTAGTAACAATCTCTTGTTCTTTAGCCACAGATAGTGTTGCATTTCTTAAAATGTTATTTACTTCTTCATTCATTATAAATTCCTTTTTTAGTTTGTCCTTTAATATAAATGGAGATTTTTATGCCTCAATCGGTTTTTTATCAAATATTCTTAATAATGATGTTATGTGTTATAATAAAAGATTTAATAAAATCAGAAAGATATAGCTGGTGGACAATCCCTGTATTCCTATATATTGTCTATGTGGAATATACTGGATTTTATAATCTTTTAGGAAATCCTATAGGAAATCATTTTATAATATTTCTAACTGGAATATCTTTGATACAACTTGGTGCCATAGGTTTTCTAATGTTAAAAAATATTAAGAATATAGAAAGATGACTATAATTGGAGGGCTATTAAAAACCCTCCTTTTATTTTTTTATAAAATATTAGGACAAACTATAAAAGTTAATCGAGGATTTTATTAATGCCAGGTATACAACTACAATATATAGATATTAGACCAAACGGTGTATTTGCATCTATGGATATACCCCCATCTACAAATCTTGGTCCAGGATTTTTAAAAATAAAGAAGACTGGAGACCCAACAAAAGATTATGTTGAAACAAAATTAGGAAAGTTAATAAGTAATTCTCAAACACCAAATTTGTTTTTTAAAACTGTTCTATGGAAATATTATTTGATAACAAACAGGTTAATATATAAAGGAGAAGAGCTTACTTTAAATCATTCTTTACTACCATGGAAAAGACAGAAAAGGAAACCAGTAAAGATAGATAGTTCTAAAAATCCAATAGCTATATGGAAAAAAGAAATGAATCTAACTAGTATCTCAAAAGAAGATTTTCCTATAGATTGGATAAAGAGATATTATTTTCTAGAAAAAATAGATGGTGAATTAAATTGTCTTATGTATGAGAGGGATTCAGATATATCATTTATTACTAGAAGTGATATGATGAGAACAGATCTATTAGTGTTGGATGAATACAAAAATATTTTAGATAGATCTAATTTTTCTTCTATTGTTATTATGGGTGAAGGGACAGCAATTAGAAATGGTGTAATATTACCATTCAACCAGATACAGAGTATATTAAAGACTGCCTATAAGAATTCAGAGAATGATAATATGTATCATCATCATCCATTTGATATATTTTCAATTAATGGAAAAAGATATACAGGGAATTGGGAGTCAAGAGTTAATATTATAAGAAATTTATTTAAAGGATCTAAACGCATACATCCAATAAGGTATATAAAAGGAGATTTAAATAGAGCTTGGGATAGATTCTTAACTACATTTGGTGTAGAAGGATTGGTTGCTAGAAATGGAAAGAATTTTAAAATAAAAAAATCCTTTAGCTTTGACTTAGCAATTGTTGCTGTTGGTAATACAAATATGAAGAGTTGGAGCAGAGGACAGATATCATATTTGAAGGTTGCATTTATGAATGAACCAGGGGAGTTTATATTAGCAACAAATATTGGTACTGGATTTACAACAAAATTTAGAGAAGATTTATTCAATTGGGCACAGAAAAATAAGATTGAAGAGAAAAACAATGAGATATGGGTTAAACCTACAACTGTTGTTGAAACAAGATGGTTAAGAATAAGAAATACCAATATGCCAACATATAAATATATTCCTGGTAGGGGGTATAAGTATATTGGAGATAAATTTGGATATTCATTAATGCAATCCAGTCTAATAGGACTTAGGAATGATAAAAAGGTAAGTGTATTTGATATTGGGTTTAGACAAATACCTATAGATTTAAGATAATATTAAAAGGAGTAAGATTTATGAGAACATGTAAAGGATTTTTAACAAATTTATTAGAATCGGTAGATACAGAGACAACTTTAGAAGAACAAAAGGTAAAAATACCTGTAGAAGAACCTGGAAAACTAGAAGTTCCAGAAGGCAAAAATGTTGAAGATATGCCAGAGAGTCATTTTCAGGGCTTGATAAAGAAAAAAGGATGGGAAGACATCTCTAAAGCTTTGGTAAATTTAAAGGTTTGGAATAAAGATAAAAATAAACCATTATCTTCTTGGGCAGATAAAATGCAAGAGAAATTATCAACATGGGTAGAAAAACAGAGAAAATCTGGAAAAGAAATAAAATAATTTTTTATTATCTTTTAATATAGATATATGGGTAGAATTAGTATTCTACCCATTTCTTTATATATAGGACAAACTTTAAAAACGAAATTATGTGAGGAGAAATAAATTGCCACCAAAAAATGATTTTTCACAGCAAAGAGACGACTTTACCAAGAATCTTGGATTGCTAAATGATACTATTACTAATGCAAATACAAAATTAAAGTCTCAAATATCTACCCAGACAAATCTTATGAATAAGAGTGGTATGATGAATATTAAAGCAATGAGAGATCATGCAAAAGAACTTCACATAGCTACAAATAAACTTAAAAGTGGAACTATACAAAAAGAAGTAGAGTTAAAATCAGATAAACTTGAGAAGACTGTTAAAGGGCTATCTGATGCTACATATAAATTAGACTCATCAAGTAAAAAATTCCAAGCATCTGCTAAAGAATTATCAGCATCTAATAAGAAGCTAAGTTCATCCATGGATGATATTGTAGACGTTACAAATAAAAATATGGAACAACTGAAATATCTTGGCGACCATATGAAAAAATTTGGAAAATGGGCAGCTATTGGCGGGGCAGCTGGAGCAGGATATTTAGGGTATAAAGCTATTAGAGGTGTTGGAAGAACAGGTGCTAGAGTAGCAACAGCTCCAATAAGAGCTGGTGTTGGATTGGGAAAAGCATACTTAGATATACCAGAAGCTGCAGCAACTGAAGTGTTAGGTAATGTCAGAACAGATCTATGGTCACAGTATAAAAAAGCATTGGGAACAGGATTGGCAGCAGCTGGCGGTGGATTAGTTCCTGGAATGTTTCTTGAATCAGCAACAGCAAATCTGTTTGGTGGAAATGGAGGTGGTGGAGGTGCTGGCGGTCCAGGTATGATGTCTAGAATGGCAACTGGTGCTGGAGGTCTTGCTAGAAAAGGGTTTGGTGGTTTGCAGATAGGCGTTAATAATTTAGCTGATTTCGTTTCTGGTTTTCCAAGAGAGACACGAGAAAAGGGTATCTTTAGAATGATGCCTGTAGAAGATGAAGATTTTGTAGTTTCTCCTAGTGAAGAGTTTAAAGAGAATCTTGGAGTACTTTCAGATGAGAAGATTCAATCAAAGATAATGACAAAATCTCTTACTTCTGCATTAGAAGATAGTGGTAGAACAGGTTTGTTTAAAAGGATGTTCACAGGAGTTTTTAAAATAGGATCTACTATAGCATATGCTCTACCAATGTTTGGAGCAGGATATAGGGCAGAACTTCCAGATGCCAAAAGATATGGTATGTTTGGAGCAATGTTACAGACTTTAGGGATGTTATATGTACATACAAGATTTGCGTCTGAAGAGAGCAATAAATTAGCATTACAACAAGCTCGATTATTACAAATAGGTTTTGAAATACCTGGAACCTTATGGAAACCTGGTCCAAGATCTTTATCTGAATGGATAGGTAAAAGTATTGGTGACACACTAAGTGGTGAGACTGGCCCATTAACTTTTATGAAAGATGTTATAACTGGTAAAGCTAAGGGTCTATTTTCTAATCTTTTAGGATTAGGAAAAGAAAAGGGTATGGGATTACTAGGGATGATTCCTGGCTATAGAGATTGGGTTACTGCTAAAGGTAGAAAAAAGGAATCTGATGAACTAAGAGCTTCTCCAAGTCTTGCGAGAAGATTATTGTTAATGACAGATATTAGAGATACTTTAATAGAAATGCGAGATATAATGTTAAATAGAGGCGGTTCTGCTATGTCGAAACCTATATCATTGCAGAAAGCATCTACACATCCTCACGTTATTACAAAAACTGGTACTGCAGAATTACATGCTGGGGAAACAGTTGGTTCAAGTAGAGGTGGTTTATTTTCAGGTCTGTTTGGTGGAATTGCTAGTTTGTTTAGTGGAGGAATCTTTAAAAGATTGAAAGATTGGATAACTGGACTATTTAAACCAATGACTTCAAAACTAGATGAATTATTGAATTGGTTTAAAGCTACATTTTCTTTTCTTACACCAGCAGTAGAAGCTATGCATGAAATACAAACAGCATTTGGGGTTGGAATGGGATCAAGAGTTACAGGTCTTGCTGGCGGTGGAGGAGTAATGCTAGAAAAAAGAGGGAAAAAATCTATATTTGGCGGAATATTTAATGTTATAAGAGAACTCCCAATTATAGTTGAAAAGTCATTAACTAATATAGCTGGAAACATAAAAGAAATATTTAATAGAGAAATTGGCGAACGAAGTGGTATACAATCGATAATCATAAAGGCATATCAAACACTTATACCTACAATATTTAAAGAGGCTGGTGGAAAAATATTTGAATCTATAAAAGGAATTCTAACTGTGTCTTTTCAGAGCGTTGCTGATATGTCTCGTCATATGGATAGAATATTCTATATATTATCTAATTATGGTGAGAAGATTATAAAACCATTTGAGGTTGCATGGAATAGAGGAGAATCTCCATTTACAAAAATACTTGGTGTTATATCTGCAATACCAGCATCTACATGGGAAGCTATAAAAGGGCTAATACCTCTTGGGAAAGATTTGTACAATGCAGTTAATAGATTATTGTCTTCTACAAAAGCATTGGAAGATGCCCATAGAAATATAAGTCAGTTTTCAGCAATAGACATACCAACAATAATTTCAGATTTAAGAAAGAATATCGTAGAAAGAATATTGCCAGATTCTTGGAATAAGATATTTGCAACTATTAGTGATAGATTGTTAGAATGGTCTTCTGTATCATTCAACTCATTTTATAATGCATTTGATGCTATGGATGCAGCAGCAAAAGATTTTACAGAGGCTAGAATAAAAAGACCAGGTATACCAGGTGTTGTTAGTGGTATTTTCCAATATATGTTTAGAATAGTTAAAGCAGCTTTTGATCCTCTTGGTACTGCAATTACTAATACATTTCACGATATAGTATGGTTGGGAAAAGGAATTAAAAAATATTCTCTTAGTAAATTTGTAGATGATATAGCAGAACTTGGAAAAAAGATAAGAATTCTTTCTAGTGATATACAAAATAGTATAACAGAATTTGCTGCATTTGTTGGAGGTTCTGGAAAATCTAAAGCTATGAGAAAAGGAGGGTTAATATTTGCAGCACAAGGAATAGTTGTTGGTGAAGCTGGACCAGAAGCAGTATTACCTCTTAGTGACCCAAGAGCAACAGCTAGAATATCTGGAATGTTTTCTGAAGCACTCTCTAATCTAGGATATGGAAGAGTATCTGGTTTTGAAGATCAGGTTATTAATAGGCTAGATTCTATAATAGGAATATTAGGTGGACATCCTGGCACCAGAACAAAAAAATCTAAAATAATAAGTGGTACTATGGGAATATTTGGAAAATTGATTCATGGTATTACAGATATAGGTGTAACATTAGCAAAACTTCCATTTCAAATAGGTTCAGATGTTGCAAGAGGGATTGCTAAAGGATTATCTAAAAGTATAGGAATGTTGGCAGATATTGGACATACTATGTTATCTGCAATGAGAACAGGATTTACAGCTTTAAGACATACTATAGATATAGGAGTATCTACAATAAAGATGACTCTTAGTACTATGTGGTCTGCAATAACAGCCCCGTTTAAGGCTATAGGTAGGTTTATAATGAAACCATTTCAATCTATCAGGGATAAATACTTAAAATTCAAAGAAGGATTGAAAGGAAAAATCAAAGGTGTTATTCAGTGGTTGAAACCAGGTGGTAAAACTGCACCTATAGGTGTAGATCAAGATGGGAAATATATCTATGCAAAATGGCCAGCAGAAATGGTAAAATATACAAAAGGTATCTATAAAATACTACTAAAACAGTTTGGATTTGGACTCCCTGGATTTGACATTGGAAATAAAATACAGATGATGAAAACCATGATACCTCAGTTATTACCAATGATTACACCATATATATTTGGAGCCATTGGAGTTGCTGGAGTTGCTGCTGCTATGTGGGATAGTTTTAAAGGAGTTTCTAAAGCTAGATCATGGCATGGAGTTGCTGAAGGTCAAAAGGTATCCTTGTCTCAGAAAGTTACATCTGGAATAGGTGGATTTTTAGGTGGTACTGGAGAAGGACTAGCTGGAAGAACTGCTTGGGGCGTTGCAAAAGGAGCAGCTATCGGAGCAGGTGTTGGTAGTGTTGTTCCAGTTGTTGGTACTGCTATAGGGGCAGCCGTAGGGTCTATAGCAGGTGGTATTCTTGGAGCTATAGGTGGAAAAAATATAGCTAAAGGATTACAATTCGTATGGAGCGGTGTTAAAAAAATAGCTACATCTATTTGGAGCTTTATTATGTGGCCATTTAAATTAATACTTGGAATATCTCAAAAATTTAGAGCATGGTTTGGAGAAAAAATAGGTGCTATACCATTCATTGGGAAATGGTATAAAGAACAAGAATTATCTGGAGCACCAATGCTTGCAAAGGGAGGACTTATAACTAGTCCTACACCAGCCTTTTTAGGAGAGTCTGGACCAGAAGTGGTAATCCCGTTAAATAAAGCTCCAGCATTTGCTAGAATGATAAATGATATAATAATGACATCTCCAAAAGCTATAGCCGAACATGAAGCAATGTTAGAACACGCAAGACAGAGAGCTGGAGCTGACCGATTATTAGCAGGGAATAAAAAATTACAGGAAGCCCTTTCTGCTAGACATCCAATTAACAATAATGTTGTAACTAACCAAGTCACAAATTCTAATTCGTTAAATACTGCGATAAGTACTAATGGTGTACAGCAGAAATTAGATGAAGAAACAGAAAGAATCTTAGGTGGAAGATTAAATTAGATTGGAGGAGTATTTAAATGCCTAAAAGAGGATTAGTAAACTGGAGAGATCCTAATATGACTCAGGAAGAGTGGGATGCATGGTTAAAGAAAGATAATGCTAAAAGTGAAGCAGAAAAGAAATACGCTGCAGATCTTGAAAGGGCTAGAAGACTTTCTGTTATGCAGGAAAAAGTAAATACAGTAAAATCTAGTATTCCAGTTTTAGAAACTTTCAATAAATCAATAGATCCTGATAAAGTAATAGGGCTACCTCCTAATTATCTGTTTGATAGAAATCTTTCACTCAGTGATTCGGAGTTTATATTATCTTCAATGCCTATAATGGCTATATATCCTGCATATCCAGATATGCCAGATGGTGATGATAATAGAGCAGGATTACAAACATTTAAATTAAATTATGAACTAGGAAGAGAAAAATATAAATTAATATTAGATTCTGCAGATGTTGACTATAGTACCCAAGATCATTGTATATATGCAGCATTTACTAATGATGCAAGTATAACAGAATCATTTAGTTCAGAATTTGGAGAATCTAAATTTGAACAGATAGGGAATGTTACATCTAGTGCTGCTGAAGAGTTGAGATACATGACTGGAAAGGCCTCTATGGGAGAGGCTATAAAAGGAATGAGTGAGAACATGGGAACCATCCTCGGATCTCTTACAAAAGCTGGTGGTGGTCTTGTAGGACTAGGAGAAAAAGCTCTTGAGGGAATAAGTGGTGGTGCTGGTATATCTAAGATATTATCTGGTAGTAAAATAGATTTTCCATTAATGTGGAAAGGTTCTTCATATGCTCCTTCATACTCTATATCTATAAGATTATATAATTATAATCCAAAAGATCTTGGATTACATAAAAAATATATTGTTGATCCATTAGCAAAATTATTAGCATTTATAGTGCCATTATCAGACTCTCCATCAACATTTACATATCCTGTTTTATGTTCTATTTCATGTCCAGGCTTATTCATGTTAAAAGCTGCATACGTATCATCTATAGAGGTAATAAAAGGTGGTGATGCTAATAATATATCTTTTATTCAACGTCCTGGTATTGTGGATGTTAAAATGTCTTTTAATGATTTATATGGATCTATAATCGCAGAAGATGTTTCTTTGGAAAAAGGATTTGCAAAAGATAGATTTAGACCTATATTTAAAGAATATATAAATAACTTATCTTCATATACAGAATTACCAGCTGGTCCAGGAACTGTTTCTGAATATAGTTTTGAAGAGGTTGCTACTATAGGAAAGACAGATACAGCAGATACCGTAACTAATGATCCTACACCTAGAGTTCCAACAAGTTCTACAACTCTATGGACAGACTTAGTATCTTAACAGATTCTACTACCTATAAATAATGTTATATAATTACTAAAAAAATTAATTAATTGTGATTCATATATATTTTTTAATTGGTATCCAGATTCTAGAGAATATAATAAATTTTTTATTTCTGCTTTTATTGAATACTGGCCACTTATTTTATAATTAGAATTTATTCTTCTTATTAATTTTAATCTATTTGTTTCTATACATATATCTTTAAAATCCCCAACTCTACTTATAAGAAGAATTATAAACCGTATTTTATCTTTATATTCCGATGTTGAGAATTGTGACACAATAGAAATAGATAAATCTTTTCTTAATCTACTTTGTATTATTGCTTTTGACAACGCGCCCTTATCAATTTGCCCAAATGTACACATTGTCATACTTATTTTATCTGCTATTAACTTCGCTCCACCTATCTGATCTTCTCCAGATGATGTTTTAGATAATCCTGCTTCATACATACTATGATATAGTTGAGCAAATGATTTAACAGATTGAGCTATCTTTGTTCTAAGACCATATACAATATCACCAAGTATTTTATCTTGTAATTTTTCAGATTTTAATTTATCTTTATTTTTATTATAATCAAATTCTGCAATATATAATATTGTATTAGGTATCCCTTTTTTAGTTTTGAATAAATGTTTTGGAGACAATTTATCTAAAGTTAATATCCATAAATCTCCATTACAAAACTTCGGAAAATGTTTGTGTATTCTACTTGAGTAAAATTTTAAATTTAAAAATGTAAAAAATGACTTTGCTATATCAAATTTTCCTTTTCTAGTATAATATATAGTTGCAATCAATAATAATACTGTAAATTTATCTTTGTATATTTTAAATATGTGTGGATAAGGGACAACTATTCCAGATACAAATTCTTTTATCTTATCGTTATCAATCCCAAGTATATATTGTAAATCAGAAAAATATTTTATCAATTTTGGTTTATGGCATGGTTTAGATGTTTCCGTAAGTTCATTTCCCAAAATTTTAGATATATATCTATAAACCTTAGAATCATCTTCTGGTTTTATATCTACCTGTGTAAATTCTAAAAGATTCATCTGACCTTTCTTTCTTTTATCTTATTTCTACAGATATAGTTGTACTGTCAAACCATACTAATTGTGGTGAATATTCTAATAATTGTGCTTGAGTTAAATCTTCTTTTAGATCATAATCAAAAAATACATCATGTGTTGGTTCCACTATAGTACAATTTCTAACTCCTTCTACATTTTGAACTATCTCTATAATTTCTGATAAATATATATTTGAATCAAATCCAAATTTTGAATATAATCCATCTATAAGATTATTTTTAACATTCTGTACTATCGCATCCGTGGTTGCTGATACTGATGTATCCCTCCAAACAATTAACTGAAGTGTAAATGGAATTGTTAAAATTGGAATGACTGCATCGTTTCCATCATACAAAACATTATCATTCAGACTTGTAACATTTATTATATCATTTGTTACAACTCTCTCAAAAATCCAGCTATCCGTTGATGCTACATATTCTGCTATAAATGGCGCATCTTTATCATATGTTGAATCTTCTCCCCATGGACTGATATACTCACTATCTGTAACTAGATATCTATTTTCATCATCCCCAGAACCATGTCCTAATGACGATAAACTTCCAGTTGGATTCACACTTATAACAGGATTCTTAGTAGTCTGATTATACTTCATATTATCAAGAACTCCTGTAGTATCACTAAATTTAAGATTTATAAAATCATTTGTCATTCTATATTCTGTTATATCTAGTGTTAATATATCATTATATATTTGTAAGGCGAATGAGTTTTGATCTATACCATCGTAATAGCTTTTCTTTATTACTGGAACATCATATACAGAGATTGTATCTCCTACTCTGTATGAATTAGTTGAGTCAACATGTACTTGGCTATACATGAATTCGTCTAATTGTTGTTTTAATATTAAGCTAACTTGAGACTCTGTTAAATATGGAAGGTCTACCTCACCACCATCCAAATAATACATTTTAAATAGATATGTTTGAGTCATGTCAGGTATCGATGATAATAATAACGGATTACTGGTTGGTATTGTAAAAACAGTATTGCCATCATCATTAACCTCCTGAACCATATTATATACAGTACCATCCCAACTGGTTTCTAATATACATTGTAAGCCATCCTCAGCATCTGTTTCTAATATATCAAAGTTTAATTCTATATCTACATACTGTTCAGATACTGATAATAGATCTCCAGATGTACTGTCTGTTGTAACAACTGTAAATGTAGCATATGATGGTAAGATTGTTGTAAGCCCAGATCTTGTTCTGTTTAATGTGACAGATTTTTCTAATTCACTGGCAAGATAATAATATGTACATTCTTCATTTATAGGATCTATTTCTATATTAAACATACTATAATAATCAGACCCATCTATAGTAATAGTATCTTTAGTTTGTATATACACATATCCAGAAGAGGTTGAATCTGTAACATCCCATTTAGTGTTCCTAGTTGGAACTATGGTTTCTTCAAATATAATGTCTGTGAATAATGATATTTCATTACCCTTCAGGTCACTTCGTTTTAATACAGATATAGTATGATTAACAGGTAGTTCAGTTACTATAGATTCTATATTAGAAAAATCCGTTTCAGATACTAATCTATTCATAGCTGTAACATTTGCAATTGCAGATGTTCTTATTTCATCAACTGTTGGAAAATCTCTACCTCCTGTAGCTGGAACAACATTTACTACTTCCATACTAACTGTTCTCATAGTAAATTTTCCCTGAGAATCTTCACTATTACCACTATCATTATAATCTTTTACATATAACTTATCTGTTCTGTTTATAGATCCAGCAATAACATTACCACTGGCTCCTTCAGTTGTATATAGACTTATATCTATACTTCCGCTTGGTGGTTGTTGTCCCACAACACCATTTCCAAAAGATATTCTAGCGCCACTCTCAGTTATTTCAAAAACATACCCTTTTGTATCAAATGGTATAAGAAATAATGATTCATAATATGGTATTGTAGATGATCTTTCCCACTCTTCTGATATTACCTCATCTATAGAAGCAATTTGACCATCAAAGTTGATATCTAATTCATAGAATTCATATGGTAACAACGTTGGTATTGGTTCTGTAAACTCCACTAGTTCCTTTTGAGTTATATCTGCAGTAAAATATAATGTAACATTTCCATTTGAATCCGTCTCTGTTTCATACTTTAAAGATCTTGATCCACCAACAGTTAAAGTTTCTGTAACAGTTATATCTATAATATCTCCATGCTCATCTCTAGGTATATCTATTTGAATTGGGTTATCTTGAGTAAATACTATAGATCCTGCTTTATATTGGTGCCCTTTTGGTATAGTGAACGTTACATCTCCTGTAAATTTTAATGGAATTGCAACTAATACAGAACATGTTGCAGCAGTTGCCCATGTAGGACTATAACCAAGCATCGCAGACCAACTCAAGACACTATCCTTTTGAACTGCTTTTGTTAGAAATAATTCTCTGTATGTTGTTGTATTATAGAATAAAAGATTGGCAGTTAATCCAGATAATATATTTACTAAATATGACAAATAATCTGTCTTACTAAGATCTAAAGATTCCAATTCAAGATAATCTTTCATCTGATCGATCATCTCATCCAATATTTTATCTCTACTTGAAAATATTTCTATAGAGCTTTCTTCAAACATTATATATTCCCCTTCAAGTTAAACTTCTTGCAAATAGAATCCTGTACTATGAAAAAGATCTTTTAAATTATCAGATAAACTATTAGATCTTTGTTGTAGTTGAATCAATATGTATGCTGTATCCAATCTGTGAATACTCTTTGTAAAATCCAAAAACATATACTCGCTACTGATTTGTTTTTTAACATCCCCAAGTCTATAAGGAGCCACTTTTATAGAACATTGCCACATAGTCATGTTCCCATATGTAGCAGGGTTAGTATTCCTAACAACAAATACTGGACTATCATCATTATTATCTGGCGACATGAAATCTTGACTAAAATGTATTACATCCCATTCATAAGGTTTTAAACCATACTCTGAAGAAAATGTAACGGTGCTTGTTTCAGAGTCATGCATAGTCAGGCCTCGCTCGCTCCCTGTATTAACAGGTGTTATCTGTTCTATACCAAAAACAGGTAGAAGTAATATTTTTTTAAATTCTATTCCTGTGAGGGAACCAATTCCATTTTTTTCATAGCTACCAGCCATTAACTTTTTATCATAAACACTATTCTTCCAGTCTACACTATAATATGTTACAGGATATCCTGGATATACTTTAGAGTATATATTATATGCTGTATCATAATAGTCTGAAATATAGTTATATCTTCTGATCCAAGGTTGCATTATTAATCCTTATATGGTGTTTTAATCTTACCAGATTTTAACCAGTTCTTAAAATTATTAAGGGTTGTTTGGTGTACAGACATTATCATATCCCAACCTTTTTCATAATTATCTAGATACCCACCTATAGCATCTTGAAATTTTTCCCAACCTAATAATACTTTATGTTCATCAAAATTATCTTCTTTATTTTTCTGATTAACAATAAATATCTTTTCACTATTTGGATTTGGGCCTATAAATATATCTACAGGATCTCCATCCTTACCTATGTTATTACCATTTATATATCCATAATGATTTTTTAACTTTATGGACCATTCCTTTCCAGTATGGTCTGTACCACTTCTTATACTTCCTTTTGGATTTTCTATACTTATATCTAAACCATGTATTTTAACATGTCCCTTTTTATAATTCCCAGATTTCTTCTGAACTTCTGAAGGATCAGGGAGATTGTTTTTTGGAGATGTTGCAGCATCGTTTGCGTTTTTATCTATATAATCTTTACTTACTTCCATATTTTTAGTTCCCAACTGTTCTCAATAGAGACTCATCTATATCTATAGATACTTTACCCTTTTCTCCTCTATATTTTACATATATATTTATTCTAAAACCTTTTTTATTTTTAAAGAATAATACATCGTAACTGATTTCTGCTCTATTTTCATATTCAAATATAGATTGAGATATTTCTTGTTCAATAGCTGTTCTTGTAGCCACATCAACAGGCTCAAATACATATCTATATAAATTAGACCCTAATTTAGAATCGAAGAAATAAGTACCTCTAGCAATCATCAATATATTGGACAAACTCTTGATTATCTCATCTATACCTTCAGTTCTTTGAAGATCCCCAGACTGAGTTATTTTTGGTTTAACTCCATTAGGAATATTCTTTTTTGCTGGTACTTTTTTGAAAAAATTTTCAATTCCCCCAACTGCCATAATTTACCTCTCTATATAGATTATATACATTTAAAGTTTGTCCTAGGTTTACATGGAAAATGGATTGCGTTAATTTAAATAACACAATCCATTATAATTTTTATCCTTTTACCAATCCTGTAGAGGTAGATCCGCCAACTTTGCCTTCTGTTTGTAACCTTTTTTCATTTTCAAGATCTATTTTCCATTTCAATGTATCCAAAAAGAATTTATATGGCATGTACATTATAGAATCCCATGGTTGTTTTAATAATTCCATGAAAGATCTTATATTTTCATCTAGAGTAACCTGAAACTTATTAATATTATCAGTATTGTGCAACCATTCGAAAAAACTGGATAGAAATATTTACCTCCAGCTCGTTAGATGAATTACAAGATGAACAACCGTATTTTGCTTTTAAATCTATTCCATATTGTCCAAATTCATCTGTGAACTTATCAAATATCTCCTTTTTGTCTTTAGGAGGAAGTTTTTCATATTCAAATAAAATATCTTCTTTATCTGAAATTATTGTAGATGGTGATTTATCACCAGGATTGTATTGCTCAAATCTTTCTATGACAATTATTTCATTAATAAGATCTATCTGTGCCTTTTGAGCAAATGCCATAGATTTCAATGAACTTTCTTCGTCATATATAGTTGGTTGTTTTAATATAGCATGTACTTTAGAGACAGGAAGTTTTATATCTATTCTCTTATCCAATATAGATGTAGACTTATCATTTGCTTTTTCTACTTTTGGAACAGCTGCCTGTGGTTTGAGATCTTTTACATCTTCTACAAATTTAATATCGTTGGTATTCTTACCAATTATTATTCCGTCATCATCATCTGGAGATGATATATCATAATCTAGTTTTGCTATCTCTGGTGGCATTCCAGTAGGAGGAATATCTCTACTCTGAACATCTCTCTTATGAATATTGTTTTCTATTTCTTTATCATAGTCTGCATCTCCAGATATCTTGGCTATTTGATATGATTTCATCATACTTTCGCTTCCAGGATAAGCATTTATTGAAAATATTTTACTCATAGATAATTTTATATTTTCTTCGTGTTCACATTTTCTACATGTAACTTTAAAATCTTCTTCATCTCCAAATGTCGAACAATATATACCATATAATATTGCTTCTCTATCTCTCAATGTTATCATTTTTTTGAACTGTTCTATATCTTTTATTTCGTCTGGTTTATCTTCTATGGCTCCCCATATAATATTATTTATCAAAGTTGGAGTTTTAGAAGGAACCATCAAAGATCCTTTTAACTGACTAACCTCTCGTACATTTAGTGTTCTTACATCAAACGTATAACCAGTTTGAGGACACACCACTGTATAATGAGGATACTCATAACTTAATCGTTTAGACCCTACCATATAATTTCCCCTCTTTTATTAGTATTATTTTATTTATTATAATTTATAGTTTGTCCTTAACATATTAAAAAAGGGAAGATATTAAATATCTTCCCTTCATTTTTATTATATTAAAATATATTAACTTGCTCCAAGTTCTCCATATCTTTCAACAGTGGCTGCCTTATTTGCATATGCAAGTTCAGAATATGTTGAACATTGTTCCATAACCCAATCTTCATGCCATACATAATCAACATGGAAATCAATATCCATCTCAAGTTTATCGATAGTTGCTAGATCTCCACCATATTGATCAGTAGGATCCTTTAAAGGATAAACGCCTGTTAAACAAGCGGCATACTCTACTGTATAACCATCCGGTTTTGTAGTCCAATAATACATAGTTCCAGCATAATTACTTTTTGTATAAGCATCGGCACCAACCAATGGTGTAACACCACTTCTATAATCCCTTATTAATCTAACCCAACCATGCATGATTGCCAATATAGGCAATGTGGAAAATTCTAAAAGTTTCAATGTAAATGTATTATCATGTTCTACATTTGTTGGAGCAGACCATTTAACTCCACCAAGCCCAGTAAACTCTGCACTATTTACAGTACCACCTGGTATAGTAACTGCTAGACAAGCTGCATGTAATACTTGTTTAATTGTATCTGAATCTGTAATTCCAGAATTTGTGGCTAACCTAGAATAATTCTGCAATTGTGGAGGGATTGCTGCCCAATGTGTAAAGAAATAGCCTGATATATATGGGTCTACTGTGCTACCTGCTGTAGTACCTCCCCACTTTCTAGAAAATCTGTTTTGTTTTAAAGCTGCAAATGCGTTTGTTGCTCCCATCTATAATTATCCTCCCTTTTTATTATTTTGTCCTAAGTTGATTGTATTTTAAAGATCATTTTGTAAATACTATGTGGACTTTTTAAAAAAGGCCAAGTAACATGTAAGCTACTTGGCCCAAAAAGATCATCCGTGAGGGGCTGTGTTTACTAGATGATCCAATATTATACTATGAAGAAATTGAGATATATTTGTTCTATAAGTCTAGTTGGATTAAGAGTAACGTTAACATGTATTTGTTTTGCCTTAAGTTCATACTCAGTTGCTCCAACATCTACACTATAACTATACAAACCTCTTTTAGCTTGTATTATCTTAAGAAATGCATTTATTTCGTTTGAAATCTTACTCCATGTCTCAGAATCATTATATTCAAATATATAATTTTTACAAAATTGTTCTAAAGCTCTCTTTACATATAATACTAATCTAGTAATATTGATATCTTGTAATGCAGTTGGTCGTTTTTGAGTTGTTAACTGCGAATATACTGTATTTCCTGTTGAAAAATTAACTATTGGATTAATCTGTTTTAAATAGAATGAATTCCTATCTCCAAGTCTTGGACTAAATCTAAGCTCTTTTATTGTAGCTATAGTTGCCCTATTAGTACCAGCTGGACCGCTCCATACCTCTGCAATGTTGTCTGTATAAGGTATAATATTCGCCATATGATATATAGGAGATACCCATATATCATGTCCTGTATAACTATCATATATCTTATTATATGGTTCATATAATGCCATATATCTAGTATTAAATGTATGATCATTATCTCTGGCAGATATTGCTGCTGTAGTTGTAGCATTATCTCCATTATCTACAATTGCTAGACAATCTTTTCTTGTTCTAACAAGTGTGTTTATAGAAGTTTTAACATCTGTAGGATATCCACCATCTAATACTATAGTAAAATAATGTTTATCTGTATCCAATACCTCATCTACATATAGTCCAGAAGTTGTTCTTGGAAGAATTCCTTGATAAGCCTTACCGAGTATCTGAGTAGCAACATCACCATCTATACCATTAGCATCGAATAATGTACCAGTACTTCCTTCATCCAAATTTATTGCACCACTAATAAATGGCTGTGAAAAATCTGCCTGATTATTTATAGCTCTTGTACAGTTAAGTTCATTTACTTTACATTTTATAAATCTGCTATATCTATCAAGAACATAATAGATAAACATACTCTCCCCAGATGTATCTAATCTATCTGGATTAAAGGATACCTCGTAAGATTCTATAATTTCATATTGTGGTTGACCTTCTTCATCTTCGTCTTCTTGTCTTTTATATATATCTAATACATATACTAAGTCATAAGAACCAACAGTATCTGGGTCGGATAACTGAGGATTAGAATGTTTACTAATATCTATTTGATAATTATCATAATAATCTCCTCTTCCAACACCATAGAATACAACACATGCTGTAGAGTCAGTAGCTACAAGAGTATCTAACTCTCCAGTAGTATTGATACTACTAACACTTGCAGATGTTACATCAGCTGTTGTATCTGCGCCTAAAAGACTTCCAGGCTCTGCATATAACACAAGATTACTATAATCTGCATCTGTTGGTAAACATCGTACAACATATAATGATTCACTCTCTTTGAGAAATGAAGATGCTATATATGGTCCCTGACCATAGGTTTTACCAGCATAATTTATGTTTGGTTCTCCAAAGTCAATATAAAAATCTCTTGAATTTGTAGAAATAAGTTTGTTATCCTCTCCCTGTTCACATATGATTGGCAGAAATCCAATTGTTGATGGTGTTCCTGCAACATACTCAGAAAGATCTATAATAGTCGTATATACGCCAGGAGCTACATTGGCCATATCTATTACCTCCCTCTAAAAGTTTCTAAAAATAGTTTATTAAACTATTATATATATTAAATCTAAATAATAGTCCTTTGTATTTAAAGTTTGTCCTAATTATTCCAGGATGGATTTTTCCATAAATATTCTTAAAAAACAATTATTTAGGAGGTGTATAGATAATGGAAGATTATTTTTGTAAGATAAGAAACTTAAAAGAAGCTAAACTTTATATAGAGTATGTAAGTAAAAAATTTTGTGATGAATATAATGTTATATCTTTTAACAATGAGGATTATGATTTGTATGAATCATATCCAATAATAGACTTTGGAGTTAGAAATAATGTATCGGTTATACCATCTATTTTATGTAAAACATCAGAGGGCATAGATGTAGTAGTCATTAATCCAGATATTAAAGATAAGAGAACTTATAGTATTATTAATCATATAAAAGAGGAGAGGATATTTAGAATAATAAATATTTTATCAAACTTATCAGATAAATTCAATATTCATATATCCCCTTCTGAACTAATAAATAAAATTGAAAAGAGTGATATAAGTGATATATATCTTGCAGAAGATTCAGATATAATAGATTTAATAGTTGATAATGGATATTGCGATAGTAGAAAAGAAGCATCTTCAAATTTCTTCGATAGAGCAAATATAGAAAGAGAATTTTATTCCTATGACTATATTGTTGATAGTTTGAAACACGAAACCCTATTCATATGGGATCCAAAATATTTTATAGATACAATAAATGATTTTAAATATATAAAAGGTGTGATTTCTGACTATAAGAGAATAGACAAAAATATTAAAGAGATAATTGAGAACAATAATCTTGTTCTTAAAATAGGAAGCGGAAAATAAGGGGGATTTATCTATCCCCCTTATTATTTTTTTATTAGAAATATATAAACCACGAGAATACTAATTCTCTATGAAGATCTTTTCTTATAGTTGAAAAAGATACTCTTGCTAATAATTTAGCAACTGTTGGAGAAGTGGCGCTATCTGTTACAAATAATCCTGCCTCTGATAGATCCTGATATGGATCTCCAGGTAATCCAGGATTAGATAAATTATCTGAATCATTACATTGATCAGATGCTATAGAAACCTGTATTTTTGCTATGAGTTCTCTATCACAGTTACCAGTAACACTTAGAGGATCTGTATGAGAACAACCATCTCCAGTATAATTAGTTATATCTTCATCCTGTAAGAATATTGGATATCCAGAATCGAATCTAAAATATTCATCTCCACTTATTGTATCATATGTCCCATTGTCTATAACCCCATGTGTACCTAATTGATAGTTTGTAAGTTCTGGAGATATGGGGCTTAAAGGACTTGTTTCTAATGCTCCACCAGAGCCAACTGCAAAATGGTTTATATAATAATCTCTCCAGTTTCTTGATCCAACTGAAGAATAGAAAGCCCTTTGCATTAACCAATGTCTTCCTCTATATACAACCAAATTATTTGTATCTTCTAATAGATCATAATTTTTAGATCCAACTGTTCTCCCATATATCTTTACTCTTCCCTTTGGCCTCTTCTGATTTCCAATTGAAAAATCATCGCTAATTCCTCTTAAATCATCATTTACATTTTTATAAATTCTTTCTATCATTGTTTAAATCCCCCTTTTAGAGTGTTTTCCATATTATAACTTCTGGTAAACTATTATAAGAAGTTTCTATCCCATCTACAGTTATAGTTACTTCAAATCCATCTGTTATTCCATTTGGGTATGTTACTAGATCTACAGATCCAACATCATCCTTACAATATCCATAATCAAGCCCAAAATATGTAGCATGTTCTATAAATGATTGAGATATTTCTGTTTCTATCTCTTCCTCTGGAGCATATTCATCTGTCAGTAATTGTGTTATATCTATATATAGCTCATCATCATATTCAAATCTTGTATATACATTTTCATCTGCAGAAGAATCATAAAAGTACAATAATTCTTGTTCTATACATGTATCTACTTCATCTTTTATTAGTCCTTGATCAAATTCTTCACCTGCCCAATTCCCTTCCTCCACATGCCACTGTTTTATTACTTGTGTTCCAAATTCATCATATTCTAATTGTGAATCCCCTAAAGGATCATCAAATGATAATATACTAGTAAAATCTCTCAGTTGTGTATGATAAGGTTTAAAGAAGTTTATAACATCTTTTAAATGTTCTTCTATAGGTGCCCCTATAACTAAATAACTTATCGGAAAATCTATTATTTCCATACTGTTTATCATATAAAAATCTAGATCAGATAATAAAGATTCTAAAATAGACTCTGTAGACATACCATCAGAAACAAGATCATCCAACTCCTGTTTAAAATCTGGTTGTATTTGTTCTAGATATGTTCCAGCATCGCCAAGTGCTGTTGTAACAGATTGTGTAGATGCCACCTCAGAAAATTTCTCATATCTAGTTTCTAATAATTCTTCCTTTTGAGCCTTTGTTGTTGGTCTTATGTTTATTGCATCATATTCATCCAGTATAAGATTATAATCTACATCATCTATATCATCTCTATTTCCATCATCATCCTCAACGTCTAGTGGTGTAAAGAAACCATTATAAAATTGATATCTAGTATCTGTAGATGCATGTTGGCTATTAAAAAGATAAGTTATTCCAAGAACTAGACTTAATAAAGAGCATATACTAGTTAGTTTAGACAGATAAACATTTTCATTGAGAGTTCCTGTATCAAGCCAAAATTCGTATGATTCTTGTATTTTTCTATTCAATATACTAAGAGCTATATTTATTTCAAGAATATTTAAAGTTCCATTCATAGATATATATGTTGTCATAGATGGAAGAGTTATAACACATTCATCATACAATTCCCTAAGTTTATTTTCTGTTAATCTCCATAATGGTTTATTTCTTATAAACACATCATAAGATAACTCTTGTGCTAATCTAGGATCTGTCCTGTAGCTTCTTGGTATTATAGGATGTGCTTTGGCATAGAATGTATCATTTGCTCCATTGTGATGAATCCACCATTCACTTAAGACAACACTATTTAGACCAAAATATGTTTGAAGAGCTTGTACTAAAACCCATGGGGTTCCCTTCTTTTTATATAATTCAATTATATCTAATATAAATTGTGCCTTTAGATTACTAGATACTATCTTATGAGGATATGGAAATCCAAAACATCTTATCATTTCATTTAGGGCTTCAGATGTCATAGAATGTGGATCGAGGCTCTGTCTTGTATGTGTTATCGTTGCTCTATGTGTAGAGTACCAGTCAATTATTAATTTTCTGAATCTTTTGTGATCATTAGACATAAATGCAGGTTGATCAATTATAGTTTCGAACATTTCTATAATTTTTTGTTTTTCAGAATATCCTATCTGTTTTTGTTTGTAATCTAATGATGGTGATCTATTCAACCAATCTTCTAACTGCGCATCATCATCTGCTTCTACATCTTTTAGCCATTGCATTAGATCAAGAAATGTATCTATATATTTATTTCCAGTATCATAAGCCATATCTTATCCCCCGCTTTGAAATTCTTCACCATCTACAAACGCATTTGTGTCTGTATCATTCTGATTAACTTTTGTAAAATATTCTATTACAAGCACATCCTCTTCAACTATATTTGTTTCAGTATCCTCCCAAACTACCCACGTAACAACAGCTGTTGAGTCTTCAGATGTTGTATCTATCATAAGAGTATAATCTGTATTTAATGTAAGCTCATCTCCGTTATGATAAACATCTATATTATAATCATAAACAATATCATTCAAACTTACTTCTTTTGCAGATTCTATAGTACTTGTTATATTCTTTACCTCATGAACCAATCGTAATTCTAATAGATCTGCATCTAAAAGGGTTGTCCAACTTTTCATTAATTTATGAGATTCGTTAACAACATATAACTCAAATAAATTCTCCAAAATATTATCATCTTCACTTGCAACAGAATTATCATTTAATATAGTATAGTTGTTATTAACAACTAGATCCAGATACACATATATTAATTTTGATAATGTTGAATTCAAATTTGCATATGTTATATCTGATAAATTAGTATTTCCACTTCTTCTATAAGATAAAAGTTTATCTAATAATATAATATTCTCTGAAGATATTGAAAATATATTTTCTCCAGTAGCGGTAGAATCTACAGATGTATATACTTCCATAGTAGAGTAACTTGTTTTTAATCTTTCTTCTAATGTTTTTGATAAATCAGATATTTCAATCTCTTCAAACAAATATGTATATGATGTAGAATCAAATGTCTGGGAAAATAAAAGTTCTATAAATGATCCAGATGGCAAATCTTGATTTTCAGAATCTATTACTGGAATACTAATATTATCTGTAGTTATCTCTCCTCTTGAAGACCAATAACTTTCAAAATAAAAATCTAATTCTGGAATGTATCTATAACTCATTATTAGGTTTCCTGTTCTTTAGTTTGTAATCTATCTCTTTCTAATTCTATTCTTTCTTTTTCTTTATCTAACGATTCATCTGCACGTCGAATTACCTCTCTTTGTTTCTCTATATTCTTTTTTGCAGAATCTTTTATATTTGTAGCCTTATCTTCAGCTACCTCCTCTTTTGATTGTAATCTTTCTTTTTGCATGTTTTGTTCTATAAAATAATTACTTACATATCTCATTTTATTATTGAACTCCTTCTATTAAAACTGGTTAAAAAATCTGTAACATCCATTGCCATTAAGCCATTTCTACACAATGCATAAGGAGTTTGATGGAGACCTCTTGGTGTTATAGGCGTTAAATCCAAATTTATCTCATTGGGCTTTGGATTTTTAGTATTAATGAGATACATATCTCTAAAGTCTATTGTTAGATATTTAAGTGTGATACTTTTTATAGATGATATATTCATTGTCTTATTTAATTTGAAATAAATATGATAGCCATTTGCTGTAGATACAATTCTTCTATCCTTTATTATGTTCATAGAGGATATAGAAGAATCTAATATATTTCTAATACATTCTTTTAATTGGAATTCATTTATATTTGATCCAGGATCTACATCTATTATTATATTGTCTGTAGATGACTTTAATTCTGAAGATAAAGATACTGTTCTCCCTGTAATTACTTTATCATAATTATTCTTATTTATTGTAAAAGGGCTTCCTAACACTTTTCTCTTAACTATAGAATCATTAATATCTGTAAATATCCACATAGCAACTGCATTCCCGTCTATCTCATTTATTATCCTATCCTTAAATTTTTTGTAGTGATTCCATATTCTAAGCTCAGTTAATCCACCAGGATAATATTGATTCTGTATAACTGTTGTATTTGGATGTTCTGGATAGGACAATTTATTCTCCTCTTCTCTCTTTCATTTTCTTAAGCATTCTTTTAATATCTAAAACATGATCTCTGGTTGATAACTCTCCAGATAGCAATGATATATCTTTCTCGTGTTCTGCCTTAAATATTTTTTTATCTTTCTTGTCTACATCTGCAGGAGATTCGTAACTATCTATAGAACAAGAACATGACTCAATCCATTCTTTGGAAAACATTTATTTCTCCTTATTTTAAATAGGGATCAGACCTATTAAAAGAGATCTGATCCCAAAAATATTCTATTGTATAAATATAATTACTTTTTCATTTTTTCTTTTAGATTTTTCAATCCTTCTTTTGCTATATCTATTTCCTTTTGACATTTTTCTCTGCATTTATCATCTTTACATTTTTTCTTTTTATCTGTAAATACAGTTATAACTGCATCCATTGCTTCTTTCTGACCTTTAAAATAATTCTCTTTATATTTCTTTTTAAAGTTTTCAGCTTTTTCTTTCAATCCTTCGTTTACAATATTCCAACTCTCTTCAAGTTTCTTATTGCAAGATTCACACATTTTTATATTTCCAGTATTTTTACATATATTAGATTGAGCTTTAACAGAATTAATAGCATCTTCAAAAGCATTTTGTAAACAATCAGATTCATCACATTGAGATTTACCCTCTCTAAATGCAATCATAGAACTTATACCGGTAGCTGTATTAGCTATTGATATAATAGAAGAATCATTTTCTACAACTTTGGACTCAGAAACATTTTTAAATTTATTTTTTATAGTTTGAGAAATTAAGTTCTCTGAAAGTCTCTTGCTTATTCTACCATACGCACTTACAAAAGCATTATCAGATTCTGATAATTCTGCGTCTTTAGGTAAGACATCTCCAAATAAACTTTCATCTTTCTCTTCTGCAAGTTTATTATATTCACATACGCATTCTGCTAATTCATAGAAAGATGGTCTAAGATTATCTGCCCCGTGAGTCTTAATCATATTCAAGGACTCATTTAACAGAGCTTCTCTATCTGCATCATCTTCAATATTATATTTATCATATAATATAGATAAATGCTCATTAACAATCTTTATAGATTTTTCTTTATCTAACTCTTTATCTCGATGATCTTCCATAATAGATTCATATAAAGAATTTTTTATTACAGGAGACTCATCTTCTACAGATATAGATTCTAACAATCCTTCATTAGCTATATGTAAAATTAAGGCCGCTTCAAAAATTGGTAATGATACAGCTACAGGTTCTTTTCCTCCTAGATTATATGTACCATTAAATACACCAGCACAGTCAAGTATAGGGTGAACATTATCATTTACAAATTTTGTCATTTGTTCCTTTGTGAATACAACATTTTCAACTATATTTAATTGACTTAATTTTACATCAGAAGAAATGGCACTTTCTGTTATAGTGCTTCTCAAAGATGTTCTCATAGAATTCTCTATTAATTGATCCAAATTAGAATATATAATATTCTCTATTGACTCTGTTACATTGTAATTCTCTGGTAATTCTGTACCTTCATCTGTTTCAGACGTATTATTTCCAACACCTTCATCTAAGACTTTCTCAGAATCATCATTTACATCTTTATTTTCATCGTTATTCTCAGTCACTACATTTTCATCAACTTTATTTGTATCTGTGTTATCATTACTTCCCTCATCAACCACAGTTTGTGTATCATTATCTTTATTTTCAACTTCATTCTTATTTACGTTTTCATCAACAGGTTTCTGATCATCAGATTTTGTTAAAATATCATCAAGTAATTCAAAACTCATTATGATACTCCTTTCATTATTTTAGAGTTAAAATTCCACTTTTAAAGTATGTCCTCAGTTAAATTCATCATAATAAAAAATGAGGATATTAATTAAAAATATTCCTAACAATTTTTAATATTTAAAAATCATCATTTTTTCTTTTATATTTAACAACCTTTGCCCAATCATCTCTAGACAAATTATGAAAAATACAACACCCATACCCTCTTATGTTTGAAGGATGATTATGTGCATTATTTTTAGGTTGATAATCCATCATTGGGCTTGGATATCCTTCTTCCTCCTCCATATGACACCCATTACAACAATTCTTTCCAAGAGACTCATATATATCTACACAATAAACCCATTTAAGTTTCATATTATCCTCATATTAAACATGTTCCACATCTATCACAAAACTTAGAGTTGGACCTTGAATATTTACCACAAGTTTCACATCTTATTTTTGTCTTTACTGTTATTGGTTTACCTATAGGGATATTTTTTCTATTATATCCCCTTAACTTTAGAGTTATAACTGAAGATGTTTCTTCTAATTCTCCTATATACGCTTCTCTAAATTTCTGATTACATGTACTTCCATGAACAGTTATACCCTCATCATCTAAAGGTAATGAAACATCTCTTGAAGTATCACAAAAATTTCTCATAGATCTGTTAGAAAATGATAACGAATTTGAAGAATTTTGAATAGAGCCATTTTCATTATTTTTTATATTCAAACATGTATTTGAAGTAGAATTATAGATATGCATATCAGAATCAAAAAAATCATTGTTCTGTTTGTATATAAGAGGGGTCCCATAAGTATATGTACAACTACTACTATATTCTGTATTGATTCTCTGAGTTACTATTTTTTTCTCAAATTGATATTCAACTCTTATTATACCATCATCTATTCTATCGCCTCTATAATCAGATATCTCTTTTGTCTTTTGTATAAATTTAAATTTATTCCTAGCATTAAACCCTTTTAGATATCCTTCTAATTCTAGTTCTTTATTCCCATGTATTATTAGTTTTTTATTATCTAGAATATCTTTACCATCTATAGAGATACAAACTTGGGCCTTTCTAGAATTAAGATTTTTTATAAGAATAGAATACTCACTACCAAATGGTAATGATACTATGTCATCTATCTCTCTTAATATTTTTCCATCACATTTTATAACGACTACAAAATCTTTTTTAAACATCATAATGTTCCCTTTCTAAATTCACCGTCTAAGAATTTAATAATTTATTTAAAGACGATTTGTTAAATATAAAATTACATTGCTGTTATACTTCCAGTAATAACAGTTCCTGTTGGTATTGCAGAAAATACAGACCCAACAGATGATTTTGGAAGACCATTCGTAAAATTTGTAACATTCAAAGTTGATATTATAGGAGCCACATGACCGCAACTACAAGCTACCAAAGAAAGCCCTACTGTAGCTACAAAAGAACCCTCCACAGTATGATCAACAGATCCATTTATAATAATACCTGTAACTGGAAGCACCGGTATTGGTGAATGTCCAGTACATTGTCCAGCACAAATACTTGTTGCAACTAATCCTATAGATGCCATAATTTCTCCTTAAAATAACCCTAGATATTCTTCCCAGGATATTCTTTTTTTATCTACAATGAATGGATAACTATCTTCTGTTATTGGTGGTTCATCCGCATATCCAGCACTTATACTTAAAGTATCACTATCATCTACAGAATCTATTTGATATATAGCTACAGTGTTCCCACTACCATCTAATAATACTATATACATAGATGTAGTAACTAATGATGTGACAAAATCAGATGTACTATCTGTTGCAACTATTTCATATTCCCACTCTGCGGTACTATCCCATCCTGCCTGTGTTATTGTTACTGAACATGTTCCCTCTACCCTATTGACTATAAGAGACTCATCAAATTCAGGATGATCATGAGCTGCTTGTAGAAGAACAGGTATATTATCTGGATCATCAATCATATAATCATAGCCATAAACACCATAACCAATAACTCCTAGAGAAGTCATATCTAAACTATCACCATCGATCTTTGTTAGAAACTCATTTAACAAAGTAGATGGGGAAGCACCTGCGGTTGTTGGTGTTGGATTTTTTGATCCACAATCTCCAGCTACAGTATCCCATACTTGACAGGTATTATTCTGAGGACATGAATATTGTGAAACTGTATATGTGTAATCAGTAGTTGTTCCATCTACTGCAGAAGAGCTAAGTATATTTGATGTTATATACGGACAAAAACCCATTATAAATTCTCCCTCTATTTTTTATAGTTTGTCCTCAATAATTTTATATACTATTATATATATTAAATTTAAACAATAAAAAATTATTTATTTAATAGAAGGAGATCATCATGAAAAAAATATTGGAGGATTTACTAAAAATGAAAAATATATTAATTAAAATATTTCTATTTCCTTTTGATATTTCTCGTAATTCCATTATACTTAGTATACTTGTATATGCAATTATGTTATTTTTATGTTATATGTTTTTATTCTTTCCTAGCTATTACATATTAAATTTTATCGGTAAAGAATTTCCTATTGGAATTATAAGCATTATAAATATCATTCTATCAGTCTTCATAATAGGAAAATATTCAGAAAAATGTCATAAAATTTATCTAGATAAGTTTGAGGAAGATGAATGATAAAGTATAGGATAATAACTAGTGGAAAATTTCATAAAAGGAGAATAAAATGAAAAGAGTTTTAATTAAAATCTTCATATTCCCATGGAAATTAGCACATCACTCAAATCTAGCAGATATTTTAGTATTTTTTTTCTCTTTGGTTCATGGCGTTCGTTATATTATCATGCATATTTTACCTGATTTTTAGATTAATATTTCCAATAGATATATCTGTATTATTAACATTTATTTCAAGTTTTATTGGATCCATCGCTTTTATGATTATATATCCGATGATTGCTGATCCATTATATGATAAGGAGATATGGAATAATGAAGTATAGAATACTAACTAATGGAAGAGATTTTAAAATACAAAGAAAAGGTAGGGGTCCAGTTATAACTAAAAAATTTCTTGAATATGGTTGGAAATATGAAGTTAAAGATATTGATAAATGGGAGGATATGAGAGGATGTGATTTGTATGAAAAATCTGCTGATACTGTTTTTTATGGTAATCAAGGAGATCCTGATAAGGAGAGATCTATAAAACTGTTTGCTAATCATTCATCAGCCACAGAAGCTATGATTAATAGAATTAAAGAAGATGATTATTTAGAAAATAAAGATAAGTGGAATATAGTAAAAGACTCTAGTGCTTCTAAATTATATAAACTATTTTTAAATTGAGGAATATAAAAATGAAAACTTTTCTAAAAAATATTTTTATTTGGCCTTGGAAAATTGCTCATGTCTCAGAGATATTGAGCGTATTAATGTTTTGTTTTGTAGTTCTAATTTGTTTTATTATATCTATAGTATTATTCTTTGTATTTATCTATATATTTAATATTAGTATTATAAATAATTATATATTTATTATTCCATGGATAATTGTAATTATAACTTTTATATTAACATGGTTATATGCTATTATAGCTTATAGCTTATATGAGGGGTAAAAAATGAAATCTTTTATGATAAAATATGGTTACTTTTTTAGTTTTATAATACTTATATTCTTATTCACATCTAAAGTAGTTATTATAGGCCCTCTTGTAATAGAATATCTAATAAGATTATCTGAAAATGCCAAGAAAGAAGAATATAGCAGAAAATGGGCCTGGGCATTCTTTCTTGGAGCGTTTACAGCAATATATGGTATCAATGTATTAAACTATAGATACTATATTATAAGCATTATAGTAATTACCTTAATAGCTATAAGAAAGGGAAGTCTTAAATGAGTTTATATTTAATGGCAGATCCACATTTTGATGATGAGTATATGCTTAACTATGCAGGAAGAGGAATCTTTGACAGCGTAGAATCAATGAATAACGCCATATTAAAAAATAGTATGTGCTTAAATGATGATGATACTATTATATATGTTGGAGATTTTTGTTCTAGAGATTCTTGTTATTTAGGCGTATATAGAAACATTCTAAATAAGATAAGGGGGAAGTAATTATTAGTGCTTGGAAATCATGATAAACTAGAACCATTCCAATATATAGATGTAGGATTTCATTCTGTTCATACAAGTCTTGAAATGAGTATAGATGGAATAGAATTTGTTGTTGTTCATGATCCAAGTAACTCATGTATGG